GGGGTCAGCACCGTGGACCCGGCGGTGTGGATGTGGAACGCGCAGGACGCCGTGCAGGCGTGGCAGCCGTTCGACATCGTGACGAACGGCAACACGTTCTTCGGCATGGGGCCGGGCACGTTCTCGGGTGTGGTGGTTGCCCTGGCGCTGCGGATGAAGCGCCGGTTCTCGACGGGAACCGGCAGCGCCGAGATCGGTCTGGTGCACCTCGCGGTCAACGCCACGTCGTGCTACGCGGGAGCCACGGGGTCGCTGGCCACCTGGGACCCCCAAGCGCCTGACCGTTCGGCGGCGGTGGCCTCAATGACCGTGAGCCACGTGGCGGCCACGCCGATGAAGCCCGCGCACGGGCACTTCGTCGCCACCGCAGGCACGTTCGCCACGTTCGTGGTGGGTGCGCAGTGCCAGATCGAGGGCAGTGCGCTCGGCCTGTTGGGCGCTGGCGGGAACAACACGGCACCCTATGCAACCGTCACCTGCATCGCCAAAGCGACCGACCATTCATGGGTGGACCTGCAGGTGCCACTGGTGTCGGTGTCCTACGTTGCCGAGACCGCCACGTTCACGATCAAGAACGGCCAGTACCCGCTGTGGCCGCTGGTCGAGAAGCAGGTGCGGTCTGCACTGGAGAAGTGCGCCACCCAACTGAGGCGGGTGCCCAAGCCCGTGCTGATCGTGGGGTGCCAGGGCGAGAGCGACCTCAACACGGTGAGCGCCTACCGCGACGCGCTGCGACGTGTGTGGACCGGCCTGCGCACCATCTTCTCGATGCGGCACAAGGGTGAGACGCCCATCGCGTGCGTGCACCTGCAAACCACGAGGCGAACACCATGGGGAGTGCCCGACGCCTACATCGAGCAACTGCTGACCGACCAGCAGGCGGTGATGGCCGAGCTGGGCAACGCGGTGTCGGTCAACACCGACAAGCTGCCGCTGGAGACCAGCAACCCGGCGGTCTGGCCGCGCACGACCCGCCAGCACAACGGAGTTCACTTCACGACCCGAGGCTACATCATGCTCGGGTTCATGGCCGACGCGGCTGCTGGCGAACTCGCTGGCATCCCTGCGCATCCCGATGGTGACGCCGCCGTTGAGTTCGGTGCGGACGGCGGCGTCAGTGAACTCGGAGGCACCGATGGCCCGGAGGCCGAGACCGTTGAGGAGGCCGATGGTCCGACCAGCGAGCCCAGCCAGCAGACGGCCAGCGAGGCGTCGTCCATGGCCAGCTCGTTGCGCGAGGCCATCGCCAACGGCGGCGACGTGTCTGGCTACACGATCAACGGCCGCACGGTGCAGATGCGGTCGATGGGAGAGCTGCTGCAGGCTCTGCGCTACTTCGAAGCACAGGAACAACGCGCTCGCGGTCTGCGGCGCACCAAGGTGAGGTTCACGTGACCAAGCGGATCAAGGGCGGGCGCGATCGCCGACCCATCTACAGCGGGTTCACCGGAAGGCTGGCGCAGGTGGTCGACGCCACCGTGGGGGTGCTCGCGCCACGGCTGGCCCACCGGCTGCGTCAGGCCCGCGTCAAGAGCGAGGCCCTGCTGGCCTTCGAAGCGGCGCGCATCTCGCGGGTCAACCCGGCCACCAGCAGCACCAGCGCCGACTCGGATGTGATGCCAGACCTCAAGCGTCTGCGCGACCTGTCGCGTGCCCTGGTGCGCGACGACGCGCACGTGTCGAGTGCGGTCAACGTCATCGAGGAGAACGTGGTCGGCGAGGGTGTTCGGCCGCAGAGCATCTGCACCCCCGAGGCCACGGGCATGACCCCCGAGCAGTGCCAGGAGTGGCGAGCTGCGTGCGAGGCCGAATGGGAACGCTGGGCGATCGGAGAGGCCGACGCCACCCGCGTGGGCACGTTCTACGACCTGCAGGCGTTGGTGCTGCGAACCATGATCGGCGACGGCGACGCCATCGGTCACCTCGTGATGGGTGGCGACGGCATGATCGCGTGCGAGCTGGTGGACGCCGACCGCCTGGAGTCGCCGGGCATGATCGACACCGACCGCATCCGTGGCGGCGTCGAGCTGGGGCCGCACGGCGAGCAGGTGGCGTTCCACATCCTGCCGCAGCACCCCGACGACTACTTCCTGGGGTCGCGTGCGTCACGCAACCCTGTCCGCATCGAGGCCGAGGCGGGTGGCCTGTCGGTGGTGCAGCACGTGTTCCGCCGCACCCGGCCAGGGCAGACGCGGGGCGTGCCGCTTGTCACTTCGTCGATGCTGTACGGACGGCACCTGCACCACTACCTCGACTCGGAGCTGATCGCGGCCCGCGCCGCGTCGAACTACGCCCTGTTCATCAAGAAGGCGGTCAGCACCACCGACCAGGACGTGTTCCCGGTGCAGGACAGCGAAGCGGCGGGTGGGCAGGACTACTACGAGGAGCTGCAGCCCGGCACCATCGAGTATCTGAACGAGGGCGAGGAGCCGGTGGCGTTCAACCCGAACCGACCGGGCACGGCCTTCGCTGCGTTCGTCGAGCGGGTGTTGCGTGCCATGGCCGCGTCGATGGGGCTCGCCTACGAGCTGGTCTGCAAGGACTTCGGCCGCATGAACCTGTCCAGCGCCCGCGCCGTGTTGCGCGAGTGCAGGCGCGGGTTCGACCTGCTGCGCCGCCGCATGGTGCGTCAGTTCTGCGCGCCGTGGTACTCCAACGTCATTCGCATGGCGGTGCAGGCTGGCCGCATCAAGCCGCCGGGTGCGTTCCTCGACACCCCCGAGGCGTTCCTGGCCGCGAGGTGGGTGTCGCCCAGCTACGGCATGGTCGACCCGGTGACCGACGTGGAGGGCAGCGTCGCCGCGATCAGCGCCAACCTGAGCACGCCCTACGAGGAGGCCGCACGCCAGGGCCTGGACGCCGAACAGGTGCTGCGCGAGCGGGCGCGGTTCCTGGTGGCGCAACGCGACATCGAGAGCGAGTTCGGCCTGGAGCCGGGCGCGCTCGCACCACAATCGGCAGCGCCACGGGCAACCACCACCGGGACCGACTCCCCCGACGCCCCTGGCGCTGCCGACCCTTCCGACGACGAACAGCCCGAACCCGAGGCCGAGTCCGAGGAGCAACCCGAACCCGCCGACCAAGCGGAGGAACCATGAACGCAGCCCTGATGAACGCACAGGACGGGGAGACCGTCCGCATCCCGCGCAAGGCGTGTCAGCTTCGCCAGGACATCGACGAGGCCCAGCTTGAGCTGGGCAAGGGTGGCGAGCCTCGGTCGTTCTCGATGGTTGCCTTGACCGGCAAGCCGCTGGCGCACTGGTGGTTCGGCACCCTGGGCATCGACCTGTCGGGCGTCCGCATGAAGCAGCGCCTCCCGGTGCTCAAGGACCACGACACCGAGCAGCGCCTCGGCTACACGACCTCGATGCGGGTCGACGCAGGGCGCGGCCTGATCGCCGAGGGCAAGCTCATGGCCAAGAGCGAGGCGGCCCAGGCGGTGCTGGCCGACCACGCAGAGGGCTTCCCGTGGCAGGCATCGACCTACCTGCAGGCCAACCGAATCCAACGGCTGGGGCTCAACGAGGAGGCCGAACTCAACGGTCGCTTGGTCAAGGGACCGGCCACCATCTTCCGCGAGTCAACGCTGCGCGAAGTGACGTTCACTGCGCTCGGCGTCGATGACGACACCACTGCCACCCCGCTCGCCGGCAATGGGGCCGACGACGACGTGGTGGCACTTCTTTCTGTGACACCCATGACCACCAAGACGAACGAGGCCCCAGCGGCCACCGTCGCCGCAGCGGCCCCGGCCGTGCTTGCGGCATCCCCCGCCCAAGACAACACGGCCGCGCTCGCCGAACGCGAGAAGCAGGAGCGCGCACGTGCCACGGCCATCCTGTCGTCGGCCGCCGACGCGCAGCGCGAACTGGCGGCCAAGCTGGTCGCCGATGGCGTGCCGCTGTCGGACGCCCTGCTGCAGCTCAACCACGACCTGCGCGTCAGGTTGTCGGAGGCGCACGCCAAGGCCAACACCTCGGCCGCGTCGCTGGCCAAGGGCAACACGGCCAACGTGACCAACAGCGACCCCGAGGCCGCCCGCCTCGCCGCCATGCCGGAAGGCGACGAGAAGTGGAAGGCCCAGTTCGCGGCGAGCGCCGCGCTGCGCGACGAGTTCCTGGGCGACGTGTCGCTCTACGTGTCGTTCAAGAAGAACGAGGGCCGTGCGCGCTTGGCGCACAGTCGCAAGGAGGCCGAGGCCGTCTGAGTCTCGACACCAAGCACCACACCCAAACCAACACCAACACCACCACACGGAGATAGGACATGACGGGAACTCTCAAGGGCCTCGGGTCGCGTGCGATCATCGGGGCATTCTTCAAGCGGCTGGAGGAAGTCACCGCCGCCTCGTGGATCGGCTCGATCGCCACGCCGTTCACGAGCAATCAGGAGAGCGAGACCTACACCTTCCTCGGCGACGCGCCGACCATGAAGGAGAAGGTCAGCAACTACACCAAGGAAGGGCTGCGCCGCTACGAGTTCACGCTCAAGAACAAGCGGTTCGGCGCGGGCCTGGAGATCGACGAGGACGACTGGCGGCGTGACAAGACCAGCCAGATCATGGTCCGCGTCAACGAGCTGGCGGTGCGCGCCGCGCAGCTCCCGCAGAAGCTGATCAGCGACCTCATCAACGCCAACGGCAACGCCTACGACGGCGCGGCCTTCTTCCACGACTCGTCGCACGTGACCGCCAGCGGTGCGGTGGTCGACAACATCGTGACGCAGACGGCGGCCACCGGCACCTCGCCGACCATCGCGGAGGCCACGGACGGCCTGCTGGCGGCGATCCAACAGATGCTGGGGTTCAAGGATGACGCGGGTGAGCCGCGCAACGAGTTCGCCCAGCGGTTCGTCGTGATGTGCCCGCCGGTGATGTGGGCGGCGATCGTCGGTGCGATCCGCAACGACTTCACCAGCAACGGTGCGACCAACACGCTGCGCAACAGCGGGTTCCAGATCGACCCGGTGATGAACCCGCGCCTCACGTCGACGGACTCGGTGTTCCTGTTCCGCGCCGACTCGGACGTGAAGCCGTTCGTGTGGCAGGACGAGGTGCCGACCGAGCTGCGGCCGCTGGTCGAGGGCAGCGACTACCACACCCTCAACGACGCCCGGCTCTACTTCGCCAAGCGCGTCTGCAACGCGGGGTACGGCCGCTTCGATCAGGCGGTCAAGCTCCAGTTCACCTAGTAGGTGAACGGCCTGGGCGGTGACACGCCCAGGCCGCAACCAACCAACCAACCAACCACAACCCTTTCCCAAGACGGAGTTCCCCAATGGCTCTCAGTGCAGCGAAGCCCCGCGTGTTCGTCGCGGACGTTCCTCAGATCGACATGGTGTTGCCGCTCAAGGCGACCACCCAGGTCTACGAGGGTTCCCTTCTCATGTTCTCCAGCGGTGCGGTGACGCCAGTGTCGGGCGCTGGCATCTTCGCTGGCGTGTGCCTCGAAACGGCCCTGGGCGGCGCGAGCGACGGCACCGTGCTGGTCAAGGTGCGCGTGTCGGGCGCAATGGAGATCGCCCTCGCAGGCGGCGACGTGGCGGCCATCACCCTGGTGGGCGTGGCGGCGACCGTGCCCGAGGCCACCGACGACGACACCCTCCGCATCGAAACCGCCGCGACCGTCACCGGCACCAACATCGGCAAGTTCATGCGCATGGTCACGGCCGGCGCGAACGGCACGATGGTCGTGGGCTTCAAGGGCGCGCAGGCCGCGTAGGCGCATGGCCCGCGAGTTCCAGATGCGCGAAGCAGGGACCGGCAAGCTGCTCGGCACCCTGCGCACGGTCGACGACTGTGCGCCGGGTGCTGTCGTGCTCGCCTTCAAGCAGGACCGCGTGCAGGTCGAAGCGATCACGCACGCCATGCTGGAAGGCGAGCCGCAGGTTGCAGGCGGCCCGCCCGAACACGAACGCCCAAGGGGCAAGGCCCGGCGTCGATGACATTGCGGGACACCATGGCGCGGCACGGTCGGACGGTCCTGACCCGATCCGACCATTTCGGCGAGACCATCAAGGTCAGGCCGAAGGGCGCACCGAGCAACGGCTCCCAGGACCGGACCGTCCGCGCCGTGGTGAACCGTTTGGACACCGAGCCCGCCATGCCAGAGGCGAGGCAGGTGGCGAAGCTGCGCGCTCTGGTGGAGCTGGCCAACCACGCCACCATCGGCGTCACTTCGGTCAAGCCCGGCGACCGACTGGTGCTTGCGATGCAGATGGGGGCCGCAGAGGTGGTCGCCCGCATCACCCGCGTCGTGTCACAAGACGAGGGCATGTTCAAGGTGGAGGTCGAGGCGTGACCACCACCAGTGCGGGCGTGCGCGACCTCGTGAAAGAGGGCATCGCCTTCAAGGTCGACATCGAGCCAGTGCAGCGCGTGATCCACGCGATGCCGAAAGTCGCTTACTTCTGGCTGCGAGAGTTCTTCGGCCGCAGCTTCGGCTTGCACCGCAAGCAGTGGCTGGCGACCAAGAGCACGCGGTTCGGTCGCTCGACCGAGGGCGGCAAGGGCATCAGGGTGGGCAACGTCGGCCATGGATCTGGACCCCTCGCGCCCAACGAGGTCAGGTACAGCGTGCAACCAACGGAGGCCCGCCAGCCGAATCGTGCGGCTGCTGTGGACGGCCTGCGCCGGATGCAGGCAGAGATCGCCACAGGCAACGAGGTGCTGGGCGTGCACCAGTTCGGTGCCACGATGAAGCCCGTGAGGCGCATCGGCTTGTTCGTGCCTGTGCGAACGGTGCCCGGCAACGTCCGCAGGTGGCGCAAGAAGTACCCGAACAAGAAGCTGCTGATGCTTCCCAGCAAGCGCGACAAGAGTGAGCGGCTGATCTACGAGGTCACCAAGAAGCGAGGCCGTGGACGCCCGCGCAAGGACGGCACCGAGTCGCGCACCGTCGAGAAGCTGCGCCTGCGCTTCCTGGTGAAGCGCGCCGTGGTCGTCAAGCCCACCCTCAAGTTCTACGAGTCGTGGGACTCTGGCGCGTCGGTGCGGACCAAGCTGTTCGCCGATGTCGCCGACAAGATGCTGCGCGACCTTGCGCGGCGCGACCCGAGGGACCTGTGATGGCCAGCATCCGCGACACCATTCTCAACGCCCTGGTCACCCGGCTCGCATCGATCGCGGGCTGGACCGCGCAACTGCGTGGTGCGGTCAACGTCGGCGGTGACGTTCCTGTGCTGGCCATCGTGGCCATGGTCAACGAGTCCAAGGTGCTGGCCAGCAGTGAGGTCTACAGCGCCACGCTGCAGGTGGAGGTGCTGGTGCAGGGCCGCGCAGAGGACGCCGACGCCACCCTCGATGCTGGCAACCCATACCGCTACCTCGACAGGCTGGTGGTGCAGGTCGAGAAGAAGGTGCACGCACCAGACTCGTGGGGCATCGACCCCGACTTCACCGACGTGGTGTGCACTGGGCACGTGGTCGCCGACCCCGACGAGTCCAACGTGGTCGCGGCGGTGGTCCAGCTCACGTTCACGTACCGACACCACTACCAAGACCCGGCGCTCTGATGGCCACGATCCAAAGCGACAACCTGCCCAGGCCGAGCAGCTTCGACGTGCGATGCACCAAGAAGCGCACGATCAGTGCCGCTGGCAACTTCGTGTTCATGCGCCAGCCTGACGCAGCTCTGTCGCCGCGCCAGTTCATGTTCACCTACACGCAGTGCCCGGCACCTGTGATCGATGCGGTGCGTCGACACTGGGACGAGCACAACGCGGCCACGTTCACGGTCAAGCTGCCGATCAGTGCAGAGGTGGTGACCGTGCGGTATCTGTCTCCCCCTTCAATCCAATGGAACTCTGCGGTCACCGCCAGCGCGACCGTCGAGCTTGAGGAAGCGCTGGCGCACGAGTGAGGTAAACGATGCCCGTCAACCGCAAGCAGCAGGTGCTCGCCAAGGTCGAAACCAGCGAGGGCGTGTCGAGCAGCCCTGGCGCAAGCGACGCGATCCTGGTGTTCGACCCGTCCCTGGCCGACAGCGTGGACGTGCTGGACCGCGTTCCAGCAGGCCCCACCCTGTCACGCGACTTCGCCCCTGTCGGTCGCCAGACCCGGCAGATCACGTTCAAGAGCGACCTGCGCGGCAGTGGCGATACGTCCATCCCCATCACCGAGCCCGACTGGGGCATGCTGGCGAAGGCGTGCGGCTACAAGACCGCCACGCTGCAGAAGGTCACGCTGGGCGCAGTGACCGGCACGGGGTTCCAGCCGGGCGAGATCGTTTCGCAGAGCGCGGGCAGCATCCGCGCAGTGGTGGTTGCCGTCCTTCGCACGGGTGCCTTCGTGCAGCGCGGCACGGCCTCGGGCGACATCCTGGTCGTGGCCAAGATCGTGGGCACCCTGACCGCCGCCGCGACCACTGGCGAGTCGAGTGCCAGCAGCAGCACCGCGTCGGCCGTGGCCGCCATGGAAGGCGTCGGCTACCAGCCCACCAGCGAGAAGCTCATCAACATCGTGACGAGCGGCGCGTGGTCGGGTGCTGCACCCGCCGCACTGGGCGAGGTGTTGAAGGTCGAAAACCCTGCGGGCACGCAGGTGGGTGCGGTCCAGATCATCGTCAACAACAGCGGCTTCACCGATGTCGATGTGACCCTGCTGTTCGGGACCATCGCCAACGGCAACACCCTCCGCAGCGCTGGTGGTGGCACGCAGACCATCGGCACCGGACCCACGCAGACCAAGACGCCGAGCCTCACGATCAGGCACAACCTGGACGGGCGGCAGCGCGACCTGCTGGGGGCGCGTGGCGACTTCACGGTCGAAGGCGAGGTCGGCCAGCCGCTGCAGTTCTCGTGGACCTTCTCGGGTGACATCGGCACCACCGTGGACGCGCCAGCGGTCGCCACGTCGGGGCTGTCCACCATCAGGCCGCCGCGCCTCATGGGCGCGTTCTGCCTCTACGGCCTCGGGGCCGAGGTCTTCCGCATCACCACCAAGCGCGTGTCGTTCGCCAACGGCGGCAGCGTCAACCCCAACCTGGACGCGAACCGCACTGGTGGTGCCACGGGGAGCAACATCACCGACCGCGACCCGGCGTTCACGATCTCGGTCGACCAGACGCACAGCGCCTTCGACTGGGAGGCGGCCCGGAACAACGGCACCACGGTACGAGCGGCCTTCCTTCTCGGAACCGCTGCTGGCAACATGATCGCGCTCGTCGCACCGATCTGTCAGGTCACCGAGGTGACCCAAGGCGATGCGGACGGCATTGCGACGTTCGATGTGACGTTGCGGCCGCGCCGCGTGCTGGAGGCGGGTGACGACGAGGTGTTCCTAGTCCAAGTGTAGGAGTCGCAAAGATGGCTGTCGCCCGTTCCGTCCTTGAGGTGTTCGACTACGTGCTGGAGTCCGAGCGCAGTCTGCCGCCAAGCGAGCAGACCGTGTTCACCCTGCGCCGCCTGTCGACGCGCCAACAGATCCGTGCCCAGGCCCTCACCACGAACCAGCCAGCGATGGCCGAGTTCGTGTTGCGCGTGGGCATCTCTGGCTGGCGCAACTTCGCGGACAGTGCGGGCAAACCAGTCCCGTGCGTGCGGATGCCCGGCGTGCAGATGGTGGAGGGCATCGCGGTCACCGAACCGCTGTCGCCCGAGTGCCTGGACCTGCTGCCGCTCGACGCAACGACCGAACTGCTGACGGCCATCATCGAGGGGAACACCCTGACGGCATCCGACGCAAAAAACTGATCCTGGCCGCCGTCGTCGCCTGTGCGCCACGCGGTTCGGGTTTCGAGCAGGACTGCACGCAATGCCACGATCCCGAAAAGCGACGCCTGTGGGGCTGCGACGAACCGGCGGCCGAGCCGTTGGCATGGATCAACCCGTGCCCGTTCTGCGGCGGCACGCGGGAGACGTGCGAGCACTGTCAGGGCACCAACCGAGTGCCTGTGACGCGGTGCCCGAACAAGCTGGTCACGCGCACCGAGCTGGACGTGGTGACGATGTGCGCCCTGGTCGAGAACGGCGTGCTCCCCGACCCAGGTGGGTGGCAGGAGCAGGCCGCCACGTTCACGGCCGCGTGGCCGCTGGTGATGACCGAGATCAACCACTGGCGCGAGGTGCGTCGCGCCCAGGCAATGAAGAAGTGAGGACGTGACCCATGGTGAGCGCCGAACGTCGGATCCTGCAGATCGAGGCGAGGCTCAAGGACTTCCTGTCACGCGATCTCACCAAGGTCGAGCGTGCACTGGTGAGCTTCGGCGTGCGTGGCTCACGTGTGATGCAGGGGCTGGTCGGTGCCACCTTCAACCTCAAGACCGCACTGACCGGGCTGGCGACCGGATATGCGGCGCTGCAGGCCATCAGCCTCGTGCGCAAGTTCGGCGAGGAAGCCGACCAGATGATGGACCTCGCCCAATCGACGGGCGACATGGTGGAGAACCTGAGCGAGCTGGGTGCCGCGTTCAAGGTGCACGCAGGCCCTGGCCTCGACTTTGAATCGACCCTGACCTCGCTGGTGGCCGCGCAGAACAAGGCCGTCAGCGGGAGCGACCGTGCACGCGAGGCGTTCGCTGGGCTGGGCATCTCGATCGACGAGCTGCAGGCCATGGCACCGTCCGAGATGTTCGAACGGATTGCCGGCGGGCTCGACCAGTACGCCACCGCCCAGGAGAAGGCCCTTGCGCTGTCACGCCTGTTCCCCAAGCAGTTCATGCAACTGCTGCCGCTGCTTGGCACGGGCCTCAAGCAGTTCCAGGAGTCGATCAAGGAGGTGCGCGGCCTGGGTGCCACGGTCACCGAGGCCCAGGCGAACACCAGTGCGCGGCTCAACGACTCGCTGACCAAGATCAGCGTGGCGGCCAGCGGCGTCGCTCGTGCTCTCATCGAGGCATTCGGACCACGGACCATCGCGGTGCTGGAGCGCGTGGCCAAGGGGATCGCAGAGAACAAGGAGCAGGTGCTCGCCATCGCCGAGGCCATCGGCAAGGGCATCGTGGTCGCTGTCAACCTTGCCATCGACGCCCTGATCGGACTCATCGGGGTGATCGAGAACATCCCCTTCGTGGATCTGATCGACGAGGACGATGTGCGACAGAAGATCACGGTGATCAAGAACCACCTGCGTGATCTGGACGAGGCGCGCACGGGTTCCAGCACCAAGCGCAAGAACGAGATCCTGGCGATCCTTGGCGACCCTGAGCAGTTTCGCCAGCTCGGTTCCAAGCACGTGCGACGGTTCAAAGAGGAGCTGGAAGCGCTCGACGTTGAGATCGTCAGTGCACGGAGCAAGAAGTGGATCGCCCACCTCGCAGAGCGTGAGAAGGAGATGCTGTCCGAGCTGGCGACGCTTGAGACGACGCTGCAGGACGGCGTGGCTGGCGCGCTGCAGAAGGCCCGCGAGCGCCTGGGCCGCGAGCTGGACCTTGCGACCAAGGACATCAAGAAGGGGGCGACTGGAGGCACCGCCGCAGTGGAGAAGCTGGGCCTGCCGTCGCTCGACACCCTGCAGCAATATGCAGCCGAAGCTGGCCGCGTGATCGCAAGCGTCGCCAAGGACGCCGGGTCGGTGTTTCGCAAGCCGACGAACAAGGCGCTGCCGCAGCCGTTGGAGCAGCAGGCCGACCCGCGTGCACGGCTTGCCGTCCTCCAGCAGCTCGGGTCGCTCGCTTCCGACCTCGGCCCTGTGCAGGACGCACTTGCCGACATCGAGCGCCAGAGCGTGATCCTGTCGCTCGCCGAGGCCAAGGAGCAGGGCACCATCAACGCGAAGGAGCTGGCCGACGCGATCGCCTGGGTGAACCTGCAGTTCGAACGCACGAAGCAACTGGTGTCAGGCGGCAGCTTCTTCGACGGGTTCTCACGTGGTGCGCGCAAGGCACTGCGGTCGTGGACCGACTTCACTGCGGCTGGCGAGGAGGCTGCGGCGACGCTCGTGGACGGCGGGCTCAACGGCCTGACCGATGCGTTCGCCGACATCATCACCGGCACCAAGAGCGCCAAGGAGGCGTTCAAGGACTTCGCCAAGGCGATGCTGGCCGACCTCGCACGCATCATCGCCAAGATGATCGTCATGCAGACCCTGCAAGCGATCTTCGGTGCAGAGAAGGGCGGCGTGCTTCCTGCAATGGAAAAGGGCGGCGTGATCCAGGCGTTCGCCAGTGGCGGCGTCAACCGCAACGGCGGCGTGGCGCGCAGGCCGACCGTGCTGTTCGGCGAGGGCAAGACCGCAGAGGCGTTCGTGCCGCTGCCCGACAACAGATCGATCCCCGTGTCGTTCGTCGGTGGAGGCCCGAGCGGTGGGAACAACGTGAACGTCAACATCACCGCAATGGACAGCCGCGACGTGAGCCGGGTGTTGCTGGAGCAGCAGGGCACGCTGCGCAACATCTGGACGAACCAGCTTGAGACGAAGCACGGCATGCGTCAGGTGGTTCGGAGGACCGCAGGCTGATGGTCGAGATCCGCTATGGCGACGTGATCCCGCAGCCCGGCGCGGTCAACATCACTGGCATCGGCATGCAGCCTGGGCCTGTTGGTGGCGATGGCTGGCAGATCGCACACCGACTGCCGCAGGACCGCCTTCCTGCTGGCACCGGGCGCTACGCGATCATCGTGACCGGCAAGATCGGCCACGTGCACCGATCGGGTGCGGTGCCACAGCGAGGCGTCATCCAGGTGTGCCTCGGCCACGACACCGGAGCCATCTCACCGATCCACAAGGTCAACATCCCCGTCGGCGAACAGCTCGGGGAGACCGAGGGCATCCCGTTCATGTTCGTGGTGCTGATGAACTCGTCGCCATCGATCAGCGACCCGTTCTTCGGCAACACCTTCAACAACTCAAGCGGTGCGCGGTTCTGCCTGTGGGCGCGCACGTACTGGAACGGCGACTCGCCGCAATATGCGGTCAGCTTCGACATCGCCGACGTGGGCTGGTTGTGGTGGGACACCGATCGCATCCCGTCCACCGACCAACTGACCGAGCACTACCACCCTGCGGTTCCTGTGAGTCTGACGACCACGCTCGCGGGCGTGTTCGTCACCAGCAACAGCCCCGGCCTCGTGAACCAGAAATGGCTCCACTTCATGGCCCTCACCTACGAGCCGCGACAGCACCTCGCCAACGCCCCTCGCTTCGACTTCGGCTGGAGCCCAACGCCGGGCTCGTTCACCGGATACACGGCAACGGTGGGCACCAATGGGCGATGGGGGCAGATGCGTGCACTGCCGACCGCAGGTGCAACCGAGGAGGCAACGCTGTCGCAGGGGTGCTTCTGGTATCAGCAGAGGCCGACCGGCGTGTTCCTGCCCGGCCTGCGCGGTGCCGATCGACAGTCCGGCACGGCCACACGTGTGCGGCGCGTGTGCTACGTGGGCGTGCGCCTCGACAACCTGCTCGACGTGTTGCAGCGCACCGAGACCGAGGTGGTCAATGCAACGTGCAACCTCAACGGATACCCCTCGTGGCCCGACGTGTACGTGCCGCTGGAGCGGCCTGCGACTGGCACCGTCAGTCTGCCCTGCGTGCTGACGCACGGCATCGTGCAGACCACCGGACGCCAGAGCTACGACGCGGGCATCAACACCAACCTCGGGACCGTGCTCGACTTCGTTGAGATGTGCGCGCAGTCCGACGCCGCCAAGCAGGAGGGGGTGAGTGCCATGGCGTTCTCGCCCCTGGGCCTGTCACCGACCGAGCCAGACATCCAGTACCGGGCTCTCTGGATCGGGTTCCACAACGCGCCGCCGCTGCCATTGAACGTGCGCGACATCACGATCGTCTCGTTCTACATGGTGCGCGACCCCGAGGTGCTGCCCAACGTGCCACCCGCTGTCGGCCCGCCGCTGGTGCTGTCGCCAGGGCGTGAGAGCGCCAACCCGGCGAGCCTGCTGCAGCTCCCCATCAAGCCCGATGGCTCGATGCCCGAGGACAGCGCACGCGAGGAGGCGCGCATCGACGGTGCGACTGGCTACTCGCGCACGTGGCCGCTGTTCGCCAAGGTGCGGCGCACGTTCACGCTGTCGTGGTCGCGCCTGTCCGAGTCGCAGGCCACCACGCTCTACGGCTTCCTCCGCGACAACCCGGCCTTCGCGTTGCGGCCGCACCGCGCCGCAGCCGACATCGCGGTCGTGCAACTGGACGCACCACTGCGGCAACAGGTCTCGGCGCACGTGTTCTCGATGGTCGTGCGGTGCGTCGAGCTGATCTGGACCAACTGACGCCATGCCCATCACCCTGCCCGCATCGTTCAAGACCGAGATCGAGCGCCCGCACGGCGTGTCGCCCATGGTCTGGTTCGTCGAGCTGCAGCTCGCCCGCGCTTACAACGTGGGCCTGACGGTCGTTCCCGACACGATCGTTCGGGTCACCAGCCACCACACGCAGATCGCTTGGCCGGTGTCGAGTCCAGGCTCGGAGACCTGGGACCCGTTCAACTTCACGTTCACGCCGATCGAGCAGGACCAGGAAGGCAACCTGCCGCAGATCGACCTGTCGGTCGACAACTCGACGCGACTGCTGATGCGCTACCTGCACAGCGGCTTCGGGCTGGAGGGCAACTACTGCAGGATCTACCTCGTGCCCGGCAACGGCCTGTCGATCGCCCACCCGAACCACGAGTATCAGCGGTGGGACCTGACGGTCGCTGGTGTGGTGGCCAACGACGAGGCCGTGACCTTCCGACTGGAGCGCGCCAACTTCTTCACGCGCCAAGCGCCGCAGGATCGCTACGTCGCATCGCGGTGCCGATGGGAGTTCGGCAGCACCGAGTGCGGCTACATCATCAACGACGTTGCGGGCTACACGTCGTGCCCCAAGACGGTCGAGGCGTGCATCGCACGTGGCGAGGACCATGCGTCTCGTGGCCTTCCCGTGTTGCACCCGCGCAGGTTCGGCGGGTTCCCTGGCATCCCGAGGCAGCGGTGAACCTCGCCGACGTTCGGCGCACCCCATACGTGCTCGGCGGGCGCGAGCCGGGCAAAGGCCTCGACTGCCTGGGCACGGTGCTGGTGATCGCTGGCCGCATGGGCTTGTGTGCCGCTGACCCGTGGTCGTCGATCGCCCAGGCGTGGAGCAAGAGCACCCTGCACGTGCCGTGCGGCTTCCCGCCGTGTTGGTTCCGCCTGACGGATGGCCAACCTTTGCGCGAGGGAGACGTGTTGCTGTTCTATGGCACCCACCCATGGTCAGCCATCGTCTGCGCTGGCCTTGTGTGGAGTGCTGACCCAGGCGTTGGCGTCTACTGCAGGCCGCTCGCTCGCTGGGAGCGACGCCCTGCCGAGGTCTGGCGACATGATCCGGCTGCACATCAAGAAGGGCCTGCTCGGTGAGGACGGCGCTGAGACCGTCCAGCTTGAGCCTCTGGTTGGGCTGACGCCGCGCAAGCTGCTGGAGTCCTTCGCACGGCACTTGCCGTCCAGCGTGCCGATCGACGTGGGCCTGGGCGGCAACCTGCTGACCGACGACCAGCTCGACGTTGAGCTGCAAGACGGCCAGGACGTGTTCCTGGTGCCGCGAACCACGTTCGGCCTCGACCTCGTGGCGTTGCTGGTCTACGCGGTCGTGATGGCGGTGGTCAGCTTTGCCGTCAACTACCTGATGAGCACGCTGTCGCCACGGCCGAAGCCGCCGGGCGTGCCCCAGGAGCGTGGTGACGAGTCGTCACCGACCTATGCGTGGGACGGCATTCAAACCAGCTACGGCCAGGGCTTCCCGGTGCCGTTCGTGTACGGGCGGCACGCTGTGGGCGGGCAGGTGATCTACACCGATGTCTATGCGAGCACCGCAGGCGGAACGCTCGACGACCGCCTCAAGATGGTGCTGGCACTGTGCGAGGGTCCAATCGCCCGCGTGGGCGATGTCACCGCCACGGAACTCAACGGCCTGGGCGGCCTCACTGGCGTGATCCCTGGCCCGCCGATCCCGAACCACATCCGCGTCAACAACAACCTGCTGCAGAACCAAGCGGTGGGCATCCCCACCACGAACATCAACTGCACCGCGTGGTCGCCTGTCGCCACGTTCACAGTGGGCGCGGTGCTGACGGTCAAGAGCGCTGGCACACCAGTGGGCACCGTCCAGGTGCTGGACGTGCGCAACCCGCAGCGCACCGATCTCGACCTTGTGCTGGTGTCAGGCACCATCGCCATCGGCAACACGCTGCACGACATCGGTTCCTTCGCGCCGCAGCCAACGGCCACGCTGACGCTGGTGACCACCATCATCAGGGTCAACCAGACGCCGGGCGTGCGCGTGTGGATCAGGCCCGGCACCCTGGACCAGACGCCGCTGCCCAGCAACCCGTTCCGTGGTGCGTCGGTCACGTTCACGCCCAACATCCAGCTCAACGAGGTCTCCGATGAGTCGGTGTTCACGTACGGCGGGACCGAGCAGATCACCACCATCGGGTTCGTGGTCGCGTTCCCCGCTGGCCTCTACGCGCTCGACCCGCAGGGTGCGCAGCTCGCCTACCCTGTCCTCGTCGAGTTCTACTGGCGACCGCAGGGCACCACGGCATGGCGCAGCTTCTACGCGCCAGGGACCAGCACCCAGGTCAACAGCCGCAGCATCGGCAGCACGCCGCGAGTCGGGCCTGTGTTGGAGTCATGGGGTGCGGACCTTGCGTCGCTGCAGGGATACCCCGAGCGCGGGCCGATCGAGGTCAGGATGGTGCGTCGCTCGCCAAGCGGCGGCACCAACGCCATCAGCGGCATGGTGTGGCGCAACGTGTTCTTCAACACGGCCCACACGTTCGCCTATCCCCGCGTCGCCCTGATGGGCATGGAGCTGTCTGCTGGTGCTCGCTTCTCTGGCGGCCTGCCCAACGTGACCGTGCGGGTTGACGGTCTGCTGGTGCGCCTGTGGGACCCGACGCACGGGTTCTCTGCGCGCACGTGGGACGCATTCACATCGGGCAACTGGGCCTTCTCGACCAAGCCGCCAGGGCGCAACCCCGCCTGGATCCTGCTCGACTTCTTCACGAGCCCATGGGGCTTGGGCAAGTGGATCAAGGACGCGGACCTCGACCTTCCGTCGTTCCGCCGCTGGGCCGCGTTCTGCGACATGGACCCGTCGCCCGGCACCCCGTGGAACGAGCCTGCGTTCCAGTGCGATCTCGTTGGCGACTCGCCGCGCCCGGCCTGGGAGTGGGTGCTGACCATCTGCGCCGCAGGCCGCGCCTCGCCAGTGGTGCGCAACGGCAAGATCGGCGTCGTCTACCAATACCGCGACACGCACTTCGATGCGGGCATCGGTGTGGCCGCCAAGGCACCCGTGCAGCTCCTCACCAGTTCGTCAGTCGAGAAGGTGCAGGTCACGTGGTTGCCCAAGGGCAGCAGGCCCACCGCCTACCTGTTCCAGTTCCTCAACGCCACCAACCTCTACGTGCAGGACGTGCTGCCGGTCGAGGACAGCGAGGGCACGCTCAACGACCCGAGCGCACTGATCAAAGAGCAGTGGCGGCCCGAGACCGTGCAGGCATACGGGGTGACGCGGCCGTCACAGCTTTTCCGCGAGGGTGTGTACCGGCACCGAGTCAACCGCCTGATCCGCCGCGAGCTGCAGTTCACGGCTGGCAGGTGGGCGCTCGCCGCAGAGGTTGGCGACCTGATCGAGTTCGAACACGACGTGCTGCGGCCGTTCGACGCCGACGTGCCGCTCAACATGGTGGTCTCTGTCGGCGGCAGCGCAGTGTCGGTGGTCACCGTCGACCACGTGGCCACAGGTGCCACCGCCATCGTGATGCGCGACGCGGACGGCAAGCCGGTCACGCGCACCATCACTGGCACGGTCGTGGTGGGGTCGACCACGCAGCTCACCCTCAACGCGCCGGTCACAGTCGCAGCGGGTGCCACGTGCGTGCTGGGCCTCGCCTCCAAGCTGACCGAGATCTACGAGGTGGTCGCCATCTCGTTGCAGAAAGACCTCAAGCGCGAGGTCCGTGCGGTGCAGTGGGTGCCCGAGGTTCACGACGAAGTGACGCCCGCCGAGTATGCGGCGGGAGGCATCGACGGTGGCGTTGACGGCCCCGAGGGCTTCCTCGACCAACCTGACGAGGGTGAGCCGACCGTTTCCGACCTGCAGGTGGTGGTCATGCGCGACGGCACGCACCGGATCGCCTGGACCAAGCCGCCGAACCGCGCCACGGCATCGGTGCGCGTCTACGTCAGGACCGACGCGACCATCGGCTGGTCGCTGGTGGGTGAGACCGCCACCAGCGACATCGGGTGGCTCGGGTGCACCGCTGGGGTCCTGTACTCGATCAGTGCGTGCCTGGAGGGGAGCAACGGCCAGCACCCGACACCAGACGACGGCGCGCAGCTTCGATTCACCGCACCCGAGTTCCCGCCGTTCGCGCCGCCCAGTGTCACCAACGCCCGCGCCGTGGCCCTCGACGACCTTGTGCTGGTGCAGTGGGACGACCTGGACCTGCGGGACCTGGACACCTACGAGCTGCGCCTGGGCAGCAACTGGACCGCCGGGCGTGTGCTGCACCGATCGCGTGCGCCTCGCGCACTGCTGGCCAACGCGCCAGGGAGCGGCACCGTGCTGGTGGCGGCGCGCAGCACCAGCGGTCTCTACGGCAACCCGGTGCCGCTGACCTTGCCCACCTGGACGCCGCGCAACACGGTCGCCGCAGTGAGCGACGACGACCTTGCACCATCACCCGCTGGCACCCACACCGACACCGAGTTCTCTGGTGGCCGACTGCAACTCCAGGCGGGCAAGCTGACGGGCAACTACGTCAGCCTCGCCCAGGACGTTGGCTATCAAGCGCCGATCTACTGGCAGGTCCGTCTGCTGGGGTCCGAGATCGAGAACGCACCCGTCAACGAACTGCAGGTGCAGGTGGCGAGCGGCGAGGCGCGATGGTGGACGGTCGACGGTCGGCCTGCGAGCCCAGGGTCGCCGGGCATCGACTGGCAGACCAAGGTCGACGACCTCGCCAAGCCCATCGACGACCTGCGCTCAGAGCTGCTGGTGCACGGCCACGTCGGCGAGGTCGGGTCGCACACGCGCATCTTCGTCGAGTCCAGGTTCGAAGTGGGTGGCGTGTGGACCGCCTACTCCGAGCACACCGATCGCACCGTGGTCGCCCGCAAGATGCAGGTGCGGATCACCCTCAACCGTGCGAGCACGCGCTACGAGCCCCGCGTGACCGCTTTGACCTACGTGGGCTCGATCTAGGGTTCCAATGTCGCAAGCCTACTCCATGCCCCCGCTGGGCACCGACTTCGTGCACACGGTGCTCAAGGGCACCATGCCAGACGCTTTCGAGGCGCTGCGCACCTGCTTCTCTGGTGCGACCGAGCCCAGTGCGCGCACGCCCTACCAACTGTGGGCCGACACCACGACGGGCTTCCTCAAGATGCGCAACGCAGCGAACACGGCCTGGGTCAAGGTCGTGCCGCTGGCGACCGATGGCGTGCTGCAGCTCCCCAACCTGTTCGACACCGTGGCCTCGCTGTCGGCGTCGTCAGGTCCGCACAAGGTGGGCGCGGCCCCGCGAGCTGGCACCATCCTGCGCGTGTGCGTGCTGTCGGAAACCGCCAGCACCAGCAGCAGCGGCAACGAGTGGCAGTTCGTGCTCAACAAGCGCACCAACGCATCCCCAGGTTCCACGGTCGCCCTGTTCTCGGCCACGGTCGGCACGTTCACGAGCCTCGTGGGCGTTGGTGGCGGTGCCGAGTTCGTGGCGCACAAGGTCTACGAGCTGACACCGAACCAGAACGCCACCGTGGCGGCGAAGGACGTGCTTGAGCTGACCCTGACCAAGCTGGGCACCGCGACCACCATGACCAACGTGCGAGCGTGGGTCGAGATGGAGTAGGCTGACGCACCATGCCAACCGTCGACCTGATGGGTGAAGCAGTGGACGTCGGCGACCTGTACGTGGTCGCCGGAATGGTCCAGCGTGTCGACGGCGACAACGTGGTCATCGTGACCGGCCTCAACGGCGAGCACGCGATCCGCGTGAACGCCACGCAGGTGGCCAACCTGCAGACCATCATCGACGGCCTTGGTGGTGGTGGTGGTGGTGCACCGACCACCGCCGACTACCTCGTCAAGACGGCCAACGCTGGCCTCTCTGCAGAGCGTGTCGTTGGCGACTCGACCTCGGTGACGGCGAACTGGGCAACTGCTGGCGCGGTGTCGTTCGAACGTGCGGCCCTGACCGGCGACGTGACCGCATCGGCCAACAGCAACGCCACCACCATCGCGGCCAACGCAGTCACGTTCGCCAAGATGCAAGACATCGCCACCGACACCCTGATCGGTCGTGCGACTGCTGGCACTGGCGACCCCGAGGCGATCACGTGCACGGCCGCAGGTCGGGCTCTGCTGGACGATGCGAGCGCCGCAGCGCAGCGCACCACGTTGGGCCTGGGACCGCTTGCGACCGCAGGCACGCCGCTGGCCATCAGCCTGGGCGGCACCGGACAGACCACGGCGATCGACGCCTACACGGCCCTCGCGCCCGCGAGTGGTGGCAGCCCTGGGTTCGTTGCGTTGGACGCAGACATCAACACCTGGGTCTTCTTCGACCTGTCGGGCTGGCCTGACGGGTCGCTGGTCCAGAAGGACAGCGGCGTCGCGGGCACGCAGCTCAAGTACTTCACGCCCGGCGCACTGGCGAGCCTGAGCACCATCAACAACGCGCAATGGAGTGGCACCGACCTCGCAGTGTTGAACGGCGGCACGGGTGCGAGTGACGCGACCAACGCACGCGCCAACCTTGGCGTGCCACCAAGCACGCGCAACCTGACCGTCAGTGCCCCGATCACGGGTGGTGGTGACCTGAGCGCCGACCGATCCTTCGGGTGGGACGGCACCACCGCACTGGATAACAACGCCCGCGTGGCGGTCGAGAACAACGGCACG